GTAACGAACGTTACCTGTGTCAAAGTCGCCTTCAAAGGCAGTCTTGATGGGTGAACGCTGGAACATTTTCAAGCCGTTAGGTGCATCAGTGATGATGAACCAAGCATTGACGTCAGTCAGGTAGTGATTGACGGCATAGCCTTCTGGGAGCATGCCCATGGACTTGATAGCGTTGATGTCGTTATCAGCAGTGCCAGTGCGCAAAGTGCTCTTCATCAGGCGCTCTGCAGTGAACTGCAGTTCCTTAGGAACAATCATCTTGCGACCAGTCAAAGCGACCTTCAAACCACGCTCGTCGATGAACGCGGCGATGTCGATCAAAGCCTGCTCCAACGATGTCTCGTTCAGATCTGCTGCCACTGCGGGAGTGTTAGAGTAGTTCTGAGCCAAGGCAGTTGGGTGATCGGTTGCGAACAATGCAACGCCGTCGCCGCCGGCATAGTTGCCTGCAGTGAAACCGTTGTTCAACACAGAAGCAGCTTTTACTTGCTTTGTGAAGCTCATTGAACGAGCCATAGCTTTGGTGTAACGACCTGACAAGCGGTCATACAAGTTATCTTCCACAGCTTCCTCTGTCAACGCGAAAGCCATAGCGATGGTTTCGTGTGTGTAGCGGGCTGTGAAGGATTCCAGTGCTGTGTCGTACTGAACGCCGGCACCCTCAGTTTTCACTGGAGCAGAACCGAAGCCAGTCAACATGACCTCTTCTTCAAATGCACGATCAGATGTCTCAATAGAGAAAATCTCTTCGTGCTCGTTTTCGTAGCGCTTGTACTCTAAACCGAACAGTGCGTTCAGGCCGGGCTCAAGTTCTTTTACTAGTTGGGAACGTGTAATAGCCATGATTATGCTCCGTCAGCAGCAACGCCTGTACTACCGTACTGGTGTTGATTAAGTTTAACAACAACAACCGCGTACTGGCCTAATTCGTTGTTAGCTTGTTCGCTCAAGCCGACAATTTTCATAGTCAATGCAGCAGTCTTCGCGGGAGTACCCAACGTACCGTTAGAAACACCAGTCGTTGTGCTACCAGTTGTGGAAGCAGTGGGATCAGCGTTCTTACCGATATCGGCTTGAGTAATAGTACCAGCAGCTTGGATCAAGAAGAGCTGGTTGGGGTCATCCAACACTTCACAAGCAATAATACCTTGTGTGATGTTGACACTACCGGGGTAGAAGTTTTTCCATGTGGGCTTGCCCGCACGGGTCGGATCATAGTACTGGCAACCGTTAAAGACGCCTGTGGGGGCGGCATGTGTGGATGCGTCATACTTAATGATGTAACCGTCGTATACGACGACCAAGTCGCCTTGGTAAATTGCTCCGGCTTGATTATCCTCAATCTGATAGCCGTACTGCTTCTGGGCACCAGTAGCAGACAAGTTACCAACGGGACGCAAACCAAAAGGCTTATTGATATTTGCCATTTGTAGCTCCTACAAAAATTAAAAAATCAACTTTTTAGGGTTGACGGAATGAAGTGCGCGAGCTCCTCTCGGGGCTCTGGATCCGCATTGTAGAGTGAGCGTTTTCTCGCATCATCTCGTTGTCAACAGCGTGTAACTGTTCCTGAGCCTTACGACGGTAATACTCGTTGCGTTCTGCAATAGTCTCATCGGGAACTCTTGCAAGCAAAAGTCCACCTACAGAAACAACTCCAGCATGCTTACCGTCATCAACGGTAGGCATCATGCCTTGGTATTCTTCGGGCAACTCTTCTAGACGGACTAGTTCATAGCCCTCACGAAGACGGCTATAGACGTTTGCTTTGTCTATTTGCCCGTTTACTTCAGCACGGATCCAACGATGCTTAAACCCTTCAGGGGCAGGTGGCGCGTCAAGACGTGAGGGAGGGGTCCAAGGACGGCGACGTTTTTCCGTATCGCGTGTTGCGCGAGGGGCTTTGTCGATAGTAACTTTAGTCATTGTTTCACTCCTTAACATACTTGGCATACTCTTCAAGAGGAACGCCCAGTTTTTTTGCTATAGCAACCTGACTCGGCGAAAGCCGGACAGTACGGCGCGCACTATTTATTCCCGAACTACGGGCGGCAGGGGCAACAGCAGGCGCGGAACGCTGTTGTCTGGATTGGCTAAACTTGTCTGGAAAAGTATTCCTAACACGTTTGTCAAGTTCAGTATAGTACTCATCTGAATTGGGGTCAACACCTTCTTGTTCAACAAGTGTTTGATGTATGCCCCACGCAGCATAAGTCATCACGCGGTCTTGTCCAAACCACGAGTTTTGTTCTGCCCACTCCTCTGCACGAGGGCTAGGTGTAGGACGCTGGGGCTGTGGCGCAGGCGCTGGTTGCGCTTGCTGGTAGCTCTGCTGCTGAACAGCCTCTTGCTGTGTTTGCAACCAAGAAGCTACTTGACGTTGCTCACCACCCAAAGCAGATAAACGCTCTTGCGCTTCTAACTCAGTATTAATGTCATTCTCTTCACGCGCTTTGGCAATGATTTGACGTAACTGGGTCTGCTGGGTCTCCAGACGAGTCTTAGCTTCGTTCAAACGGCTGTAATCCGTCTGTACAAGCTTCTGTTGGAGTGACTGCGTCTGGTTCTGCAATCCTTTAGCGTACTCAAGGGCTGCTTGCTCACGGCGCTCTGCCTCGCGCATGCGTGCGGTGAGTTTAGAGATGCGCTTTTGCACACCTTCACTAACCTCGTCCAATTCATTCTTAGGAGCAGACTCCTGTTCAGGCTTTTGGAAAATATTAGCTTCTGGTTCAGGTGCCGCAGGACTCTCGTCGCCCTCAGGACGGTCAAAGCTCACATCTGTGGCCTTCTCACCCTCTCCAAGGTCAAACTCAAGTTGCGAATCGTTCAGTACTTGTGTCATATGCTTCCTTACATGTGCAGAATGTCATCTGGATCGCTGATACGGGCCAGAATCTCGTCATCATTGAGAATACGGATCTCTCCGCCATCAATGCCCATACGTGCGCCAGCGTACCGACCAAAAATGATCCAATCGCCTTCTTTACACCAAGGACCGTCCGGAAACTTGTCGGTGTCTTTGTAAGCGAGTGGGCCAACGGCCAAAACGTATGCACAAGTGGTAGTGAGTTGCTGTCGTTCCAAGGTTTCTTCGGCAAGTTCAATGCCGCCCTTGGTTTTCTTAGCGCCTCTGTAGGGCAACACAACAATCCGCCAGCCGGTAGGCTGTGGAAGGTGGTCCTTGATGTTTTCGATGCGTTGCTCTTCTTCTGCCGCTTCAATTTTGGCAGCCTCAGCAGCAGAAGCTTCAGCGGCGGCTTTTTCAACCGCTTCCTCAGCCCATCGTTTCTCTAATGCAGTCATTTCCATCTGTTTGGTCCTTTATTGATCAGAGTTCTTGTTCAAAAGGTCCTGTATGGACTCCTGAACAAACGCATAACCCTCTAACCGGCCCATCAAATGTTTGTACTGCTCCATCGACTTGACATTGCCGCTGCTAACGAAGTCTTTAGTTTCGTTTTCAAGCCTGCGAATGGCAAATATGACTTTCTCTGCAAATTCAAGCATGGATAACTCCAATGAAGCAGACAGATAGACCCCTGTCCGAAGGTTACGTGGCTATTATGCACACTTTTACGCTATTTTTACCTTCTTAAATGCATCTTTTCGGTAAACATACGTTACTTTTGGATCATTTTGTGGTGTTTTTACACGTTTTGGCGCTCCGGACATCTCCTTGGGCGCTTTTTTAGGACTTTTTGCTGCTTTGGTTTGCATTTTTTGCTCCTTGTTGGGCATTTCGTATGGCATCTTGGGAATTCTTCTGTGCAGCAGCCTGTTGTTGCAGTGCCAAACGAGCAGAATCAAACTGAACATCAGCCTGTTCCTTCTGTTGATCCAATCCAAGGCGCTGTTGATCTATCTGCAGCTTAGCTTGATCGCGCTGAGCGCTCTGTCCAAGCTCTTGTTTCTTCAACTCAACCAGTGGATCGGTCTGTGGACCCATCAATTGGTTCTGCAAAGCCTTGACCTCTTGGAAACCCTGCGCAACCTTGATCGCAATCATCGCTTCACGCTGCAAAGAGGAGATAAGCTGGTCAGGATCTGTGCCGTACTGTTGGAACAACTCCGCTTCCACCTCTTCTTCCGCCTTCAAACGGATGTGATCAAAGATGTGCTTTTGCAAAGTAACCGCAACGTTAGGCATACCCTGCATCATGGGGCTCATACCAAACAAGATATGGGTCAAGATGTGTGCATCGTGCTGCTGGCCAGCAAAAGCCTTCAGTGGTGAGCCGTCCAGCGCCTGTGCGTTCTCGCTTGCAGGATCCTTTGGCTTATCTACCTGCTGTGTGTTCAAAATGGTGTCGATATCACGCACACCAATGGCTTCATACATGCGGCGATAGGCCTCATACATGTTGTGCATCTGCGGTGCGCTCTGCGCCAGTTGCAACTGGGTCTGCGCCATCGTGATACGCTGGGCAACAGAGAAGATGTTGGGGTCAGAGACAGGCAATACATCGATGCGGTCATCAAAGTCACGCGCCTTGATCCTGCGGCTCTCACCGGGCACATCGTATGGGTACTCAGCAGGCAAATAGTCTGCAAAACCTTTTGCCAACAACTGAAATTCCATGCGCTGGCTGTAATGCAAACGCTTGTGGATAGCAGACATCACCGCACTGCCCTTTTCAAGCAACGCAATCGTCGTTCCCACAGCAGCATTCTGGTTGCTGTCACCCACTTGCATGTCGGTAATGCTTGCCAAACGGCGACCAGCATCTACGCAGAAACCAAGCAGCGCAAACAGCGTCTGGCTAGGCTCTTTGTATGGCAATGGGAGCAACGATGCAGACAATTCTGCACCACCAGCGTCCATGTCCCTGAACTCACCGGGCGACAACGGTGTGTCGTCGTTTGCAATGCGCGCACCCTTGGCTTTAAAGCCGGCTGGCAGGTTAGCCAACGTTCCAGCGTCCACCAATTGCTGCAGTGCAGAAGTAGCTGTCTTCGTCAGACCACCAACCAAGTGCAAGAAGCCCAAGCCATACGCACCGGGACCCTGCACAAGCAGATAATGCACATAGTACTGCTTGCGGGCAAACAAAGGATCGCCCTCTTTCCAGTTACGGCGCACACCCACCACAGATTGAGAGATCTCATCAATCGTTACGATGTATGGCAACTTGATACCTGTCTCTTCGCCGTCTTCATCCTTGTGCTCAAAGCCTCGGATGTCCAAATCAACCAAAAACTCCAGCAAACAGATCTCTTCTTCCACACCAGTAGGATCAACACCTGTTGTGCGGTCTGTTTCCTTCTTGATAATGCTCTGGCCCGTCTCTGCCGCAGTCGTCATCTGCGCTGTATCCAAGTACTGACCACGGATCACTGCTTTGCGGTAATCGTTGGTGGACATCGGAACGCGATGTGTGATTCGCTGGCACTCGCTCATCACAGAAGAGCCTGTGTAAGGGATATACAGGTTATCAGGCAGCACCAAAGCGCTTACCATGCGACCTTTGGTCTCGTCGTAATAGACTTTCTTGAACGCTGAGCCACCAAAACCAACATAGAACAACAACTGATCAAAGTCAGGTGTGTACTCTTCCATCACTGTTGTGATTTGGTAGTTCATGAAGTCACGCACGCGGTCCGCTTGCATCAACTTCTCACGTGTTTCCTTGCCCAGCACTTGCGTGCGCACAGGACCGCCCGCGGGCATCAACTCTTTAAGCGCTTGGGCTTGGAACTGCACAATACTCTCTGTCAAAAGTGGGTGCTGCACGCCGCACGCGCCCTTGAATGGCTTGGTGCGCTCTTCAAACGTGAAGCCCAGCATCTTCATGCCCTTGCTGTACTGCTCTTCCCACTCTTTGCGTGAAGATTTGTCAGCATCAAACAGCGACATCAAGTCAGAAGAGATAAGCTGCAAGACATCAGGCTCAATGACCTCGGCTAAGTTGCTGTCATAGGCAACATCATCGTCTTCTGCACCAATATTCACGACCACCGCACCGGTTTCTGCGTCAAACTCAATGTCAATATCCGAAGGTAGCTCGTCTTCCATCTCAATAGCGACATCGCCACCGGGCAAGTCGTCGATTGTCATGTTCTTTTCAATTGGCATGTTGTGTCCTTACAGATATCTGCGGTTATCAGTGGGCTGGCGCTCGATCATACCCCCAGTAGCTTTTTCTTTGGGGAGTCCAAATAAATTCATTTGGATTCGGCGTGCTAAAGTTTCTTTTGGACCGACAAGTAGTTGCATAGCTTGCTCCAGCGAATTAGCAACCGCATCTTCGCTCCCTGTCATAAACCGAGAGCCATTGTTTAGATCAACTGCTTTGTCTCTGACTGCTCTGAGGCCGTTCTCCTCACTACCATATTTGTTTTCCAACATTCTTCTTTGTTGAACAGTGGGGTTAAACAAATCTAACAGTTGCATTGGG